ATAGTCGATCAAATCTTCTTGTTCTAAATCTCTAATATCATAATCAAATCTAATATCAATTTCTGGTTCTGTAAGCTCACAATATTTGACACCCGCTGTCTCTCTCACAACTGTTACTATTTCTGATCTATCAATCTCTTTTTGTATTCCCATCTTTGATGAGAAATGATTGATTAAACTGCGTTTGATATTATCTTTTAATGCATTACTGGACATTGATACTCGCGGATCCATTTCTACTTTTAATTTGATTTGTAATGGTATTTGAAATTCTTGAACATCTTTCCAATTATCACCATCATATACAATAATTTTTTCTCGATCCTGAGAATCTAGTTCATCTTCTACTTTTACGTACATTCCTCTTTTCGGTGGGATAAGATACCATATTCCACCACCACCAGTTCCAGCAGTAGGATACCACTCAGCAATATAATCAATATAACTAGCAAGATCTCTTCCAGCAGCTTCGTAATTAGGAACTTCACCATTTACAATATATCTTGTGATTCCTGATGGGGAAACACCAGCTGAAGATGATGACACTAAATCATTATCTTTGAATGTTATACCAGAAGGTTGTTCCCAGTTGAATGGAGTTCTGAATCTGCTCTCTACTGTATAATCTAAATCATTATAAATAAGATTATTTAATGTTCCATAGGTATCGGGGAATTTAATATTGATAAAATCTGTAAGCATTCTCTTTCCACCAAGATCAATATTTTTCATCATTGCTTGCATTACAGTAACTTCAAAGTTTGGATATTGTAAATTATCAGCTCTATTCAAAACGCCACCATTACTGCCATCATCCAAGTAGCTAGATAATATTACAGGTACGTTATGAATATCCCACCTGTAGGAATTAGGATGAACAATACCACCCCAATACGCAGTTTTAGTTAATGTGCTTAACATTACATCACTTAAATCTTTTCTTACAATTACATCAATATAATAGCTAGATATATTCTGCCATCCTAATACTGCACTGGCAGCTGGAACTACTTCACCATCTTCATTAATAAACTGACCCTTGGAATTTCTTAATAAAACATAACCATCAATGAAATATTCAAATCTTTGAACTTCTGATGGTACTGATAAATAATTAGGTATTTCAAATTCAAAATATTCATATACCGTTTCACCTTCTGAATCTAAATGAGTTTTTACGAATGTTTGTTCATACTCTTGGTTATCATCCCATTTAGTAATCATTCTACATCTAAAAGCATCTACCTTATAATCAGAATCTGGTGATGTTGGTAAATGATTTACGTTAACTTTAAATGTTAATGGATATATTGCATTACCTGGAATTACAGATGATGAAGTAGATGATGAAGAATCTACCGGATCATCAGAAATTTCAACATCAATATCTATTCCATTTATAGGAATAAATGAATATTGTCTATACCATGATGGTTCAGCTTCATCATATAATACTGCTGGGCTACCGAATATGTTTTTAATGATATAATCATATCCAGCTGTCATAGTAGATGAATCCATCGTAATATTATATAATGTTTGATAATCTTCACCATCAATGGTTACTTCACTTGTTCTTAGAATTGTATATTTACCTTCTGCATCAAATTCTGGATCATATAATGGGAATTTAGCATTTCTAGTTGGGACTATTTGTGGGAGATAAAATTCATCATGGTAATCTAATCTAATAAATGCCATGATTTCATTGACTTTAATATCACTTCTCTTTAAAATAGGGAAAGCTTCTACTGTAGGAAAAGCGTCACCCATAATTACGTTAATATCATCATAATCCATTTCAGAAACTAATCTCTCTTTAGCTCTTAGATTAATAATAGCATTACGTTTAATTTGTGGAAGTGTTGGAGTATTTGATCCGCCAGCAGAATGTGCAGGATTCATAATACTATAAGCAATAGTATGAAGCTTTGAAGTAAGATCTGAACTAGTTATGTTTCCTTCATCGTCATACACTGGAGTTACAGAATAATTAAGTTTATCACCACTCGTAATTGTATTCGGTATAACGTGTCCTTCTTCACCTTGGGTTATAAATAATTCTATAGTAACAATTGAATTTCTTGCTGGTTGCTTGCCGACAACGCCATTACCAAAGAATATTTCTCCTTTATTAATACCAGATACAAATACATATTCTTCATTATTTGAACCCATTGTATATATACCACCTGGAGATTCAGCCCATAAAATCCATTCATATAAAGGTCCATTTTTCCCTTTAATCGGAATACCTGGATTAAATTCATCACTAGCTGTAGTATCTAAAGCTATTTTATCACCTGGTTGAGGTTCAACAACCCATACTTTTACAGAAGAAATCATTCCTTTATATTCTAATATTTTGGAATAAAATTGATACGGTTGAATATTTTCTGGGATATAAAATTGAGTGACTGTTCTTTGGTGTTGTGTAAAGGGTAATGTAAATGAAGCATTTTTTCCATCAGCACTTACAAATACAGGTCTAAAATAACCGTCACTATCTCTAACACTAATTACAGAACTATTTATTATTCGTCCAGTTGCTGCTGGAAAGTCATCACCAAATTCTGTTTGAAATAATTCTTTATTAAAATTGAAATCTACTGCAGCTATATTCTGTGACACTGAATCAATAGTAAAAACAATATTATTACCTTTTGCTGTAAAGGTATTTGGTATAGTAAATCTTACTTCATTTGATCTAAAAGATAGGGGGATAGTGAATAATAAATCTACTTTGGATGGTGTTGCTTTCGGAACTTCATAACCAATCCATTTTGCTAAATTATATACTGATTCTTGTAATTGTGCATCTATCATAAAAAATTCACGATATATAACAGAATCATAGAATAAATGATTTGCGGAAAGAATGGATAGAGAATCAATAATGTATGAAATTACACTAGTCTTATAAAAATCAACGTCTTGTAAATCCAAATATTGTTTAGCGTTATCAATTAATTGAGATCTGATCCGCTCTCTGGACCCATAGATATTAATTCCTTTACCTACGATTTGGTTAAAATTGTCGAGATTCATATTTATCCTCTATAAAATCTTTTTATATTTGTTCAGTCTCTTCTAAGTATAACCCGACCTTTTCTTTGAAAAAATCATTAACTTTTAATTTTGAATTCTTTACCATTAATTTAGTTAATGCTATTGCGTCGGATGTTTTATAAATTTGTTTTTCATAATCCACAAACGAATAATTTCCACTTAACTGTTTTTCAATTTGAGGTTTTGTTTTAGATGTGGACTTAGCTGTTATTTTCCAAAATGTTAATTCTGTACTTGATTGTTTTTCAACATTAATAACTTCATATAATGGAGTAGATGCCATAAAGGAATCATCACGCCATGCTATTTGATCCCATAAAAAATGATCATGAATCATTGGTCTAAATTCATATATTGAGGGAATAAAAAAGGTTGTAGTTCTATTAGAAAATGCCACGCCAGCTTCATCTGAATTTAAAGTAAATTGTACTTGTTCTATATTATAAACTGGCAGCATTACTATCTTTTTCCATAAATAACCAGATAGATCACCCATTAATTCATATGAACCGCCAACAAGAACTTCTTTATCAGCTACACTATTTACTAGATCAAGGTTATAATATGTAATAGGAGTATCATGAAGAAAGGGTGCATAGTATTGAAATATCAGCTCGTAATAATCAAGCGGGTATTCATTGATTGAATACCATTTTTGGGTATACATTATTTTAGCCATTAATCTAACCCCGCTGTAATTTCATCCTCTAAGCCAAACATTCTATTTTGCTGTGAAGTGAAAATTGAAACTTTACCTTTTACTCCATCTCTATTTATATGAACATCTACCTGCACACCTTTACCTTCATCAAAAACTGTAACATCAACGTTTTCAACTTTTACTCTATCTTCAAATTGTGCAACTCTATCTTTAACTTCAAATAATATCTCATCTCTAGTAATTTGATCAGCTGGTTCAAATAATTTTTTGTATAGTAGAGATCCATATTCTGGATCAAAAGGATAGTGACCAAGTGGTGTCATAAGAAGAGTTCTTATCGCATGGATAGCAGTATCTATACCTTCAATTCTGGTAAGATCTCCTGTTTCTGAAAAAAATGGTAAAAAGTCAAAAATTACATCAGCTTTACCTTTTACCTTATTTTCAAAAAAATGAACTGCATCGGATTCGGCCATTGTCTTTACCTATCTTTTATTTTATGTTCTCTAGACTATCGGCCTTCGCACGTTCTCTATCTTGATCGTACTTTATTTTCCACTCCAAATACTGTTCTAATTTATGGGCAGGCATTTTACAAATATCATAATAACCGAGTTTGCCTAATTCCATAGCGAGAAATACATTTTCTCGCTGTCGTTTAATGAACGAGTCCTGATATGTCTCACTCGTAGATTGAGCGAAAAAACTGACGTACGAGATCTATAGAGATCTCTTCCTCATTTCCGCATTTTTGGCAACGAACAATCGAAGCAATATCAACTCCGTATTTACCAAAATTTTCTTCATAGGCTTTATCAATCATTTTCTTATCAGTGGAAGGCAGTTGCTTATAACCCTTTAAAATATTTTCTCGATCTTCATATGTTATTGGGGTCTTAGCTTCATCTCTTTCTTGTTCAAATCTACTAATTACTAACAATTGCATACTGAGATCTCTAACAGTTTCAGATGCAAAAGCTATTTGCTTAAGTAAATTGAATTCATCTCTTAGCATTGGTTGTTTAATTACTGCAGTAATCTTTTCAGCTATTTTGAATTTTACAGGAATTTCTTTTTCGATGATAGACTCATCTTTTTTATCCCATGCAGTAATTTTAAAACTTTTCAGGAAATTTACTTTGACACTATTGACATGATTACAGCTTGCACATGTTACATCATAATTATGAATATCTTTATATGTGACATGATAAAGACCGTACATTAAAGCATCTCTATCTTTAATAGTAATTTGGTTTAGGAAATCATCATATGTTTTAATACTATCTGGTTTTTTAACTATACAAGAAAATATTACTTCATTTAGATGTTCTGCTAACTTATTAGGTGTTAATAAACTACCTTTTAGCTTTTCTTCTTCATCCACTGTAAGTGAACGAATAGTGAACTCTAACATGGTTTGCGGGGTAATAACTGAATACTCTGGATATTTAATTTCAAACCCTGAAAATATTTCCACACCGGCTATATTCTTACTCATAACTTTAACTCCTTTGATTTTTTAGTTATAACTAATTGTAATCTTTTTTATTTGTTCATTCCCCTCTCTTAACTAATCTTTATGTTAAGAGAGGGGTGAACTTTTTATCGCAAAATTCCTAAATGATTTTAACCGTAATTTTTAGCTTCGTCAGTACCATCACCAGACCCTGTTAAGCTACCTCTGTAACCACCCTTAGGATCATTACTTGCGTGAATAGTTTGTGCAAATCCTTGACATGCAGTATGTACCCAATTCTCATGCCAAATCCAATCACAGTTAAATTCAATATCAACTTCTAACTTATCAATAGCTGTTACATCACCAGTATAAAGATCTTGCGGATCTTTCGATGGGAACATACCAGTATAACATGCTGAATATTCTACTGTATAGCCATCAGGCTTTGTTGTCCAATAAAACATTGTTCCAGCATAATTAGATTTTGTATATTCTTCTGCATCACCATTTAATGCTGATACACCAGTTTTATAGTCTCTAATCATTCTTACCCAGCCGCTAATGATAGATAATACTGGTAAATGACTAAATTCTAAGAACTTCACAGTAACACTATTAGTGTAATCAATATTAGTAGGCACTGCCCACTTGATTCCACCAATACCAGTGAACTCAGTTTTATTGAGTGTGCCACCAGGTGATGTTACGGATAACGCTGATGATTCTAAGAATGTTTTAATAGTAGAATCAGTAAGAGATCCGCCAGCTAATTGCCCGTCACCTGTTTTGACAAACTGTACTAAGTTCTTTGGTAAGCCTGTCCATTTAATATAGTGATAACCACTAATATATGGATCAGCTACAATACTAGCACTAGATCCACCAAAGTGTCTATCTCTAGCTTTATTTTCTATAACCGCTTGAAATGCTGATGTTGCCATCTTATACTCCTTTTATTTCTTATAAAAGAAGGGGGAGTATTAGTCCCCCTACTTTAATTATTTTACAAACAAGTTAAGTTCAATCTTCTCAATGATTTTCATTGGCTGAAGAATTACATTTACATGACATATTTTATTTTTGAATTCATATTCGTCAGCGCCTACATCAACTGAGAAATCTACCAAACCTCTACGAGCTTTGATTCTATCTAAGAATGGTATGATTCCGCTTTTGATTTGGTCATGAGTTACATTATCATTGAACTCAAAGATGAAGTATTTACAATACTGTTCTAGAGCTCTCTTGATATAAAGAACAAGTCTCATAACATTCAGATCCTGCAATGAAGTAGGACGTTTCTGAGTTGTTAATTGACCCCAAACTGTGTATCCTTCAGGGAAATGCACAATAGGGTTGACCTGTTTCAGATATAGTTGATCTCTTTCACCAAGTTTTGCACTCCATCTCAGTTCCTTAACAGCACTCAATGTTGCTCTGTTAAAGCCAGCAGGTGCATACCATAGTTCATATAGTCTATCATTCAGAGGAATAATTTGAGCCATATGATAAACTGGTGATAACCAAAGATCTCTACCAGTAAATACATCATAAACTCTACTATATGGTTCGTATCTAGCTGCATATCTTGAATTCCAAGAAATTCCAGTTGGTGCATCTGGATCACCGCCAACATACGTGTTTACATCATCATAGTCAACATTATCCCCACAGTCAGAGATTAACATACAATCTCTTCTGTATACATCGACAAGTGTTTTGGCAGCTTGTTTTACATCATCAACATAACCAGCATCATATACTAATGAGAAATAGATCCAATCTAGATCATATACTTCATCAACAAACAATTTCTTCGGAATTCCACTGGATGGCACTGGTGCATCAGGTTTCTGAAGTAATCCAAGATATGCTTCTACTAATGTTTGAGTTGCTACTTCTGTATCTACTGAAGTTTTACCACTTGATTGATTTTCATATACTAAGGAACCTTCTGAACCTTCTGTTAGTGGCCATGGATCAACAGCAGCTGTTGCTGGTATTGCATCACCAATATCAAATATATCAAGAAGATAAGCATCTTCAAGATTAAGTCTGGCTTCTGAAACCATTAATCTTGCAGCACTCACATCTTCGATAGCTGCAGCAACTGCGGTATTTCTTACAATGATTTCACTAGATGTTGAAGTAGGAAGTGCTCTTGCAGTAGTTAGGTCATCTAATGCTTCATCAAGAACTGAAACAGTATAATCATAATCTAATCTAGCGATTTCAATTACTGTAGCTTTATATCCTAAATCAGTTGCCTGACCATTACCATCTAAGACTGTGTATACTTCAGAAATATCTTCTGGAAGAGTTGGATCATTCTTATAGAATGCCATCATATAGCTTTCGCCACCAGGAGACTGAGGCATAAATAATCTATCTAATGCTGCAGGATTAACTGCGCAACGAAGGTATGATGAGAATTTATTTACAACGTCTTCAATAAATAATGATTCACCAGTATCATCAACCATATCAGGATCAATAGAAACATTAAATGATTCTACAACAATTGAATCACCGTCTGATTGTGTTTCAAATATATCAAGAATATAAACACCAAACAGTTCATTGTTTGAATGAGCTGATAATCTAATAGAGAAGTCATTATAACTATCCCCACGACCAATAGCTCTAAGATATAGTAACCAACCATCAGGCACACCAGTACCACCAGTTACTGCTGGATACATATAATCTAATGGTTCTTGTGGCAATGAAAATCTAGTTTCTAAATCTTGAACAAGATTGACAGTAGGTGCTGTGAATGGATCACCTGATGCATCATCATGTTCTTGACCATCAAAATAGATAGGTTGCATCTTCAGAACGTTTTGGTTAATATTACCAGAGCTACTTGAGAACTCATAATTGATAGCTTCATTAACTATCTGCATACCGATCATGATATGAGCATAAGTCGCATCATTTGGTAATGCACGAAGAACATACAGATGTGAAGATACACCTAAATGCTGATAAGCAACATAGGGTCCTTGACTGTAATATTTACCATAATCTAAAATATTCGGTTCACCGTATGTATTAATGAATTGTTCTTTGCTAGTAACAAACATTAATTTATTATCAGGACCGCGTTTCGATAAAATAGGTAGGAACCCGATTGTGCCAGGAATATCGGCAAGATATTCTGACAGATCAATAATCCTTGTATACACACCGGGTGATATGTTCTGTCCCATTGCCATGATAGTTCTCCTTCTTTATTATTTAAATCTAACTTAAACAATTATTATCGCAAATAATTATCTTTTTAATTTATTCAATCTGTATTTTAAGAAATTTTCGTATAACATTCTTATTCTTAGAAATAAATTTTCCATAAGAATACAATTTCTCTATCTACAGTTTTTCTTATTGAACTGAATGTTACTCTTGAAAACATAGAATATGGAGTAACTAACTTGCTAACAGCATAAGCCGTCATCTGACCTGCAACAATTGGATCTTCATCAACTGCATCAGGTTTTTCTACAACAATATAAGCACTGCGTCCTGTGGCACCATCATATAAATCAACTATCAAAGCTTGAGATGCTTGTGCAATAGTATTAGCAGTACCAGTTACTCTAGTTACATACATATAATCACCAACTGCCACACCAGGCATCTCAGCAACATTTTGTAAATCTGTAGTATTAAGGACATAGATAGCATAATCATTTTCTTTAATAACTTGAATTACAGAAGTGTCACCTATTGCAGTT